GCTGCTGTCGTCTGACAGGAAGGCAATCGGGTTCTTCGGACCGTTACCCACTCCAGCCGCGCTGCTCCACTGGGCATACTGCTGCTGACTCTCAATCGGGAGCAAACTCGTCACCGGTCTCACCCAATCTTCCATCTTCACGCTCACCATCTTGCTGTAGTCGCTTGGCAGTGCTACGGTGGCATAATACAGCCCGTCAGGACGTTGCGTGTATGTCGCACTGTTCGTCGTGCTCGTCTTGGCAGTCACGGTCACTCCGTCCTCTCCGGCCAGCATGTCCAGTGCCATCTTCACGAAGGTGGTCATGGTGGTGTTCAGCTCCGTCATGTAGTCGCCCTCGCTGTTACCGTCGTCAATGACTACGAGCACATCTGAGATAATATCATCAATCGTCATAAGCTATGGTTATTACTCTTATAAGGTATAGTTGGGGAAGGTCACTCCGTACTGCTCGCACAGTTCAGTCAGCACCACTTTGCTCGTTATCTTGCTGCGCTCCAGTCCGTAGTTCTCCACGAAGAATTCTTTCGCATCAATGAAACTCTCCACCATCTCAGCGGTCATCGTCGTGCCCTGCACGCTCTCCGCTGCGGTGCCGGCCTCATCGTTCGCAGCCGTACTGTTCTCCTCGCTTCCGTTCACTTCCGGAGCATCTCCGCTGATAGCTTCATCGCCCTCATTCGCATCATTGGCGCTCTGCTTCTCGTCGCCTGCATCCAGGTCCGCTGCGGTCGCAGTCTCTTCCGATGCCGCGCTGGTACTCTCTGTAGCCGATGCCGCGCTTGTACTCTCTGTAGCTGAAGTCGTAGGCACGCTCATCTTCTTGCCCAGAATCGAATAAACTTTCTTTGCAACATTCTGCGTCTGCTCCTCCGGCTGCGTCTCAGTCGCCTCCGTAGTCTCGCTCTGCTCCTTCGCTTCCTGCGCCTTTTCTGCTCGTGCCACCTCTTCCGTGATGACACCAATGCGGAACCAACGGTGCTTTCTTATCTGCGCTGCCATGTCGGCATCTGTCGTGAAAAATCTGCTCGCACCTCTGTAGTAAGCGCTGAAGTTCACGTAGGTCTCTCGTCCTCTCAGAATCACCTTGAACGATAGGCTGCTCTTTGAAAAGAATTTATATAGGGTATCTTCCATCTTTCCTCCTCTTTTTAAAACTCCTCTTTAAAAAACCGAAAAGGGAGGAGGAAAATCCCCCTCCCTGACGAAAATAACAAATCACAAAAACATAAAATATTATGAAAAACACATGCTGCTCACATTAAGCTGCTGCGGTTGCTGCTATCTCCTGATATTCCGGAATGGTAATTCTCGCGTGAGCATCGGGGAATCCGAGTGTCCAGCAAGAGAACTCTTCCATCACTACTGCGTCTGAATTGCTGATGAACAGTTCCTTCAGGTCATACTCTTTTCTCTCCCAGTTACCGAAGATCCATTTGTCCAGATACTCCGGATCGAGTGAGAATCCCTTACCGCTGAATCCCCATGCGTTGAAGAGATCGTGACGGTAGAACAACAGTTTCGTACCCATGCTCTCGAAGGAGTCGAACTCCAGCTTCCATTCATCGTTCTTCTCCGGATGAAAAATGCGGGTGCGGTTGTTGCTGCGTACTTTGCATAGTGCGCTGTAGATGAAGTTATCCACGAACACCAGTTTCGTTCTTGAACCGTTACCTGCGCCCTCGATGATACGGCCTACCAGGTCAACCAACTCATCCTCGGTGATGACATATTCCTGAACCACTTTTCCGTCAGCTACAATCTCATTACCTGCGGCATCCAATTTCTTCTCCCAGTGACCCAACTCCAGGTCTTTGCCGGCTCTGTACCAGATACCTTCAGTGGTAAATACGTTACCCTGTCCGCTGAATGCCTGATGTACACCTTTGATACCGAACAATCCTGATGCCTCAATACCGATACGCATATCCTCCATGGCCATGCGCTCGATGCGGGTGAAGCTCCAGTCAACCTCTTTCTTGCTGAAACGGTCATAAACAGTCTGCTCTACCTGCATGATGAAACGCTGACAGTACTGCTCGTCGGGTGACGGCAACTGGTAGTATCTTCCGGTTGCAACGTCTTTCTCGGCTGCGGCACGGCCCATACGGAGCAACACGCTGCCTTTCTTGATTGCCGGCAACAGGTAAGGATTACCGTTCGATGATTTCTTTCCGTTCACGGCATATACCATGGGGAGTGAGCTGTCCGTGTTCACACTGTTCACTCTCAGCATCAACGGATGATACGGGTCCTCCACATCGTTCACGTAGCCCGGCACGAATGAACCGTCTGCGTTCAACACGAGCAATGTATCCATGGCACCGATGATGGAGTTATCCTCCAGTTGGATGGCCTTCGGAGTTTCGTTCGTCGATGCTGCGATGTCCTCAGCCAAGGTAGCTCTCAACGGACGCTGACCTACACTGTAGTATTTCACCACGATACTCTGACTCTTGTTACTTGTCGCGCTGCGGAGAATCTGGTCAATCGGCGTGCCGGTGAATTTCATCTCCACGATGGTCTTGTTCAGCTGCTTGATATACCATTCCTGGTCCATCTGCTGACTGTTCTTGGTGTATGAAGACTCACCTTCAGCCACCTTACCTTTGCCTCCGCCAAGATCCTGTACGCCACTGCCGTCCAGAGCCTCAGCTGCACATGCATATCCGCCGCCCATCAGTCCCACAAGGAACATAGCCAAAACGGACCACATAAATTTCAAAGTTGTTCTCAATTTATCCATAATGTTATAATAATTAATAATAGATCTTCTGATGTTAATGGGGTGATACTTCCGCGTTATTCATAGATACTTCGCTTCATCGCTAGAATCTTCGCTTCATCGCTGAGTAGGTCGAGAGTGTCGGATTCTCTTCCTCGCCTGCGCCACCTTCGTAGTTGGCACCTCCGCCGCCCAGGTCGGTGGGCACGTCGTTCGCCAGTCTCCGGTGCGCTGCGCCCGGACGTGTGTTCACTCCTGCCTTGCGCCCCTCTTCACGTGCACCGTTCAGTGCATTGTCTCTGTTGAATGCGTAAAGCAACTTCACCCAGTCTTCCTTCTCCAGCTTGTCTTGAAGCATTCTGAAGATAAGTCCTGTCTCCTCGGCATAGAGCCAGTCCAGCATCGCCTTGGTCGTCGCCTCGTCACTGTTGGTCTCCTTCACGGCTTCCGTCAGCGCCTCGTCGCTCTTCTCCAGGTTCTCCTGTAGCTGCTTCTGTCTCTTTTCTGTCTCCGCAGCCTTCTTGATCATCTCTGCTTCGCGTTCCTTCGCCTTCTTCACGGCCTCTTCGTCGTTGGCTGAATCGCGCAGGATGTCTCCGTAGTTCTCCACGAGATAGCCCGCCAGTGAGAATGGTTCTCCGTTCTGATCCAGTCCCGTCGCAAGTCCCGTCAGGATGCCTGCCGAGCGCTCGTCCTTAGCCAACATATCGTTGAAGGCATTGCGCTGCTTCTCTCCCTCGTCATACTTGTCGAACTCACTGCCCAGATAGTCGCCCACGGCCATGTCGTCATCCAGATTCAACTCCGGATTACGCTTCTTCAGCCTGTCTCTCCATCCCAGTCGTTCAGGCTCCGCAGTCTGATTGTTGTTGTTTTCTTTTGTTTCTGCCATAGCTTCTATATTGTTATTGAGCCAAAATTAACCAACATATTAATCACTATATTCATATAATGATATTTGAATGAATTATTTTTATCTCGATATCATAAATGTAATGAGACATAAAGGGAATATCAGTGAGGTGATGGTGGACCGCAACCGCTATCTGCGCTCCATCTACATCCAGCTGACTCACCGGCGATATCCCATATTCGTTCGGGACAGAGTCAATATGATAGCGAACATGGAGTGCGATCGTCACTACATCTCTGAGGAACGTGCCTATGTGGTCATCAATCACTATCTGCTCACGGGGAAGGTGCTGCGTGCCAGCCACTACAAGCAGATGATGTACGCCAGCCTCATCGAGGAATACAAGGATGTTATCCGTGACAATCCCGGACTCAACAACATCCGCATGGCCATCGAGCTCAGCATCGCTCGTCCTGCCACCTGTCCGGGTGTGTCGCCGGAGCGCATCATCAATATCCTCCGTGACATGCAGGTGTTCTGATTCTCTTCTCTCTCTGATTTTAGTAGTATAGAATGAAAATGCGTTATTCGCTCATACTCATACTCGTCATGCTGCCGCTCTTGCCGCTGCGTGACGTGCTGTCATCGTCGCCGCTGCTCTACATGTTCGGCCACGGTTCGCTATTCCATTATCTCGTCAATGCCTCGTCGCTCCTGCTCTTGTGGCGGCTCATCACGCCCTCACGTCTGCTTGTTGCGTGGCTCTGTTCGGTGGCGGCCTACTGGCTGCCCTCCGTTCATCCGGTCATTGGCTCCAGCCTGTTCGTCTGGTTCTTCATCGGCATGTTGCTCACGGTCTACACGCCTCGTCAGCGCTGGCGACTGCTGGCGCTCTTGCTGCTCTCTTTTTTCATGCCTCACATCGCTGCGCTCCATCATGCCGCGCTCGGACTGTGTGGCTTCACCTTTCGTAGAATTGAACTCCGATGGCAAAGGACGCGTTGACCATACAGGCTGAAGAGATGCTGCGTGAGAATGAGCAACGTCGCCGCACGCTGTTCCCCACGTACAACCCGCTCACCGGCGAAGGTGCTCCGGGGAGTCGTCGTGCGTTCTCGCTCACCGACTTCATGGGCGGTGCCACGCTCTTTCTTCCTTTGGAGATGTTCTCCGTCGGCACCATCTATCGCCTGGCTCGTGCCGGTTCCGTCGAAGCATTCTGCTGGGACACTTATGGCGAATACTCTGATGATCTCCGCTCTACGGTGGTCGAGGAGTTTCTCCGCTTGCGTAGCAAGTACGACTTCTACTTCTTCGCTTATGCCTATGCTCGCATCAAGAACAAGTATGGTGGTGAGGATATCCCTTTCCTCCTGAATCAGGCACAAATCAAATTGACACGCACGTTTGAGCGGAAGCGATTGAACGGTAAACCCATCCGCGTCATCGTTCTGAAGGCTCGTCAGTGGGGTGGCTCCACTGCCACTCAAATCTACATGTCATGGATTCAGGTAATGTGGCAGAAGGCATGGAACTCCATCATCGTGGGCCACCAGGGCGACTCTGCGGCGGAGGTCAAGGATATGTATGTCAAGTTCATCACGCAACTGCCCAACTTCCTCTTCCATGAACTGGGTGAGGACTACGATGATTCGCTCCCCAAAATCAAGGGTGGCGGCACGCAGAACATCAGCCTCATCCCTTCGCGCAACTGTAAGATCAAGACGGCCACGGCAATGAATCCTGAAGGCGCACGTGGTGGCGACTCCAGTATGGCGCACTGTACGGAGGTCGCGTTCTGGCCTTGCACGGAGAAGATGGACCCGCAGCGCCAAATCAAGTCTTCCTGCTCCGGCATCGCCTTCCGCCCACTCACCATGATTGTTTATGAGTCTACGGCCAACGGTCAGAATTTCTTCAAGGATGAGTGGGACCGTGCCAATCAGGTGGATGAATTCGGCGAGAAGGTCTCTGCTTTCGAACCTGTCTTCGTCGCCTGGTGGGAGATTGAGTCTTATCAGGAAGATCCTGACGACTTGCTCTCCTTCGCACGCACACTCATCTCTCGTCGCCAGGAGAAAACCGGTCACTGGGACTACCTCTACTGGTTGTGGACCATCGGCGCCACGCTGCAAGGCATCTGTTGGTATCGCAACAAGATGCGTGAGTATGCCGACCTCCAGGATATGCAGCAGGAGTTTCCCTCCAATCCCGTCGAAGCATTCCTCTATTCCGGCCGTCTCGTCTTCGATGCCTACAAGGTGGAGAAGATGCGCCGCTTCGTGCGTGAGCCTAAGTTCCGCGGAGATATCTATGGCATGGAGCCCAAGGGCGATAATGCAATGGTCAATCTGCATCTCTCTGCTTCGCCCACCGGCAATCTCTCTATCTGGGAATATCCTGACGAGAAGAATGTCTATGAGAATCGCTACTTCGTCTCTGTCGATATTGGCGGACGTTACGACACTTCCGACTACTCTGTCATCACGGTCTTCGACCGCTCTGACATGATGGCTGAGTCCGGAGTGCTCAATGAGTATTCCGGTCCTCGCGTGGTGGCTGAATGGTATGGTCACACCTATCCCGACCTGCTGGCCATCAAGTGTGCTCAGATATCCAAGTATTACGATGATGCACTGCTCATCGTCGAGAACAATACGGCCTATTCCAAACTGAACAACGTAGATACGGACAACGTCTCGGAGCTCTTCTTCCCGATTCTCGTCCCGCTCTATGACAATATATACTCTAAGTCGCAGTCGGAGACTGAGAAACGCCAGGGCAAGGAGCATCGATATGGCTTCAACACCAACGTCTCCACCAAGGTCTCCATCATCCGTTACATGGATCAGTGCATTCGCGACCGTCTCTACATCGAGCGCAACAATGAGTGCTGCCGCGAGATGAGCTATTACATGAAGTTCCCTAACGGCAAGTACGGCGCTATTCCGGGCAAGCACGATGACCGTGTAATGTCACGCGCCATCGGTCTCTACGTCTCGCGCATCGAGTGGGACCGCTACCCGGTGCGCCTGCGCAAGTCCAAGGAGGAGCGCATGAGCATTCTTCGCGGACTCAACATGCACTCGTCGGGTGCCGAAGTTGTATTACAACACTAATATTAATATATAATGTATTACAGTATGAAGAAAATTAATCCCATCAAACTCATCAGGAAGAAGATCCTCAGTGTTCGCCTCTTCTATCAGGCCTGCAAGGTATATCAGCAGGGCATCAACGATGCCGAACTGGCTTACAAACGTGACCATTATCGCTACTATGTCATCTGGGACCGCGTCCAGGACAAGCTTATCCCCATCACTTACGACCTCTACAAGGGCCGTGGCGACTCTTACAAGTATCTCGTCCGCCGCGGACGATTCCTCAATCGCCTCACGCGTGATGAACTGAAGCACACCTGCTTCTACTTCACTCCCTCGCGTAACTCCACGTGCCGTCTCCACGGCAATGCACTGGCCGCACGCAAGGAGGAGTTCTTCCGTTATTACTTCCGCTTGAAGATGAGCCAATTAAATTGCGCCAAAATTAACCAAACTAATCTCCGTTTCACTTGGAAGAGATTGCGTCATCGATTAATTTCGCTTCTGAAATTGATAACAGAATAAATTCCAAACAATAGTTTTGTTTTCGATAGGTATTAGATTTACAACCACTCGGACGGTGCGTGAGCATAGTCCGAATATTAATTAGACAGAATTGTATTCATCATATACTGGAAAACGATTGATACTATAACAATCAATAGTTCCCCCCATCGAAAGCGTTCGATGACCGAAAGAGCCCTATGTGAATAACGCTCTTCTCCTTGTTATTTTGCATTTTTTCATAGTACAGTTAGGTTTAAAATTAAGTATGTTTCCCTCCCTTCGGGGAGGGTTTTTTGTATGCTCACTCATCCTTGGTCATTCATCCTGCGCACCCTCATCCTCTATCTTCGGTTCCGGCTGCCCGTTGAATTTCGCGTTGAGCCTCATCAGCTCTTGCTCTGCGGTCAGGTTCCTTGTATCATGTTCTCTCAGGTCCACTGCGGTCAGCGTAGGCATAGCATATTTGGCCATCAGCGCTATCGCCTTAATCCGGTCAAACGGGTCTTCAATCTGTTCTATCATTATCCCCATATTCTCGAAGAATGGCCCCATCTGTTCCCGTAAGATACTCTGATACTTCCTGTAACCTTTCTTGCCGCCGCCCACCTTCGGATGTCCGGGTGCAAACTTATGATTCTCGTCGTGGAGCACGGTCGTCCGGCTTATCTTCTCTATCGCCGTCGCGCTCACCACCTCTTCCTTCCCGTCGTCTGTCTGCACGCGAATAGCGTCAAACCCTATGATCTGACGTATCAATGCCGTACGGCCGTCGCTCAGCCGCACGCGCTCATTCAGTGAGAATTCCATTCCTTTCATGCCAATATCATTATATGCGTTCTCTGCAAATGTAATGATTTACTTTTGTTTATAGTAATAAAATGTAAAGTTATGGGATTATTTTCCTCAGGCGGCTACAATACCGCCTTAAAAAACCTAGAGAAACAGAAGTCGGCAGCTACTTCTTACTATCTCCGGCAGGCTTATGAAAACCCGCTGGACAACTCGGCCAATGCCGCTGCGCTCCGCCAGGCTCGTGAGATATTCTCCGACAACGCCAAGCGTGCACGCAACTATGCAGCGGTCACCGGTGCCACGGATGCGGCAATGGTCTCTCAGCGTGCGGCTGGCAACAAGGCTATCGAGAATGCCATGTCCAACATCGCTGCTGAAGGCACGCGCCGTAAGGATGCGGCCATGGAGAACTACATGAAGGCGGCTCAGAGCTACGATTCGCAGATCGCCAATGTCCAGATGCAGAAGGAGAAGGAGAACACCTCTGCCATCTCCGGACTGCTCTCCACTGCAGCTTCCATCGTCGGCACCATCTATGGTGGTCCCGCCGGAGGTGCTATAGCCGGCTCTGCGGTGGGCGCTGCGGCCAATGCTGTGCTCTAGTTCATCACGATTTCTAGTTTATGTAAGATATGACAACAACCAATCAACCCAACAACAAGTCAGATGCGAACATCATCGTTGCAGCGGTTTCCACCGGGGTGGACTCAGCCCACTCCGGACCGCTCTCTACGGTGCAGCTTCAGAAGGAGGGGAGTGCGGTCTATCCCGTCACCACCACGCAAGCCATCTACGATGGTCATAGTGGAGCCTCTCTGCATGCCATCCTGCATCAGTTCAATGATGTCTATCTTCCTTACCAGGGCTCTGCCTATAAGACGCGCATCCAGCTCCCTATGG